AATAAATGGATGATCTCCGCCCGCTGGATTACTGACAATAACTGTAAAATTATTACCCTTGTTGTCTGAAATTATAATCGAGCCATTATCTGTCGATGAGCCGCCTTCAACAACAATGAGATTGCCGGACACGGGCAGCACTTCAAAGCTGGCAGCCAGTGTGCCGGCAGATGTGCCGCCGTAAAAAACTTTGATCGGGGATTGTCTGACCGCATATCCGGCAGGCACTAAAGTTGTATCGTCAAGACCAGATGAAACTGCACCCAGCCCGACTGACAAATTTCTGCCATTGCCTGATCTATCCGATATATCAGCTGCGCCGGATACCCATTCCATCAGGTAATCACCCCATGCCGTAGTATCAACAGAAGTTTGCAGCGCGATTGCATTTATTTCAGCTTCAGTCGGCTTAGTTGACCGGCTAAACACCTTCATGTGAGTCATGCTAAAGACATTGGCATCACCCGCTTGTACATCACCTCCGATGCCGATGCTGCTCAGCGCACCCGGTGTCCATGTCGGCTGACTGGTCAGCGATTGATAACTCGCTACCGTAACAGTTGCTTCGTTATAGACAAACGGTGAGCCAACGCCAAACTTGACCCACTGGCGCATGACAATGCCATTCGTACCATCGACAATAAATTGCCAAGCACTGAACACCCATCCTATATACTGATCTTCGGCAGCCACTTGGGTGATGTAACCCATGTAGTCCCCTATGCCGAGCACAGTTACGTTCTGGTTGAAATAGGAATCTGTCGGCGAGTTCGTCGCAAACATATTCCCCGTCACGCACCAGATGCCCCAGTTAGTTCCTTTTACGGTGAATGGATACTTATTAGGCGCCGAGTAGGGATATCCAGCTTGAACAGGATTTTTTGTCCAGCACGTCAGCAGCACACCAGCAGTGATGTCCGGTACAGCGGCGGATAGCTGGAGTATGTTGTTATTACCTCCAGCGCCCAGTAAAAGGCTGTTGCTCATCTTATCCGTTGATTACATCAACAACCAATTCAGGCACACTGGTTGCCGTGCTATCAGCACTCACAATCATCACTAGCGCACTATCTGCGAACACAATCGGCAGGCCGGTCGATAGCGCATCCTGTACAATTCCATCGTTGGCAACACGGATGCGAACTTCTCCCAATGGCCTCATCACCAGCAAGTTAAATGTACCAGCAGAAGCTACCGAACCTGCCACACCAGTAACGCCCTGTATTCCCTTGTCGCCAGCCAATAAAGGAAGTTGAAACATGCGGCCTAAGATCATGGCGGCAGGGCAGGCAATTATACCTGTACTATGAGCCGTGCCTGATTCGTTGTTGTAGTTTACGTTGACGTTCTGCACCAGCGTACCCGCTGTGACTTGTTCAAGCCACAGCTCAAGCCCAGTATAGTCCGTGCCACCCGGCACTCTGCTGGAATAACTGGTCGGACTATTACCGGACGTGCTTACGTTGAATGCATAAGCGCCAGCCTTCCATAGCATGTCATAAAGCTGAATGCGGCAGGACACTTGGCTGTTTCCTTCTATGCGCGAGATGTATCCGGTATTGCTTCCGCCAAAAGCATTGATAACCGGGCAACCGGCTGTTGCATCTGTAGGAACTACACCAGTTGTGGTACTTGTTCCAGCAAGCACACCGCCGCCAGGAACACCTGCCAGATCAAATACACTGAATGGTGCAGCTGCAACTGCGGTGCGTGAGGCTGATTTATTCATCAATACTCGCTGTTTTGCGGCAGCGATGATTCCGTCTACTGTCGTAATTGTCATGATTAGTTGTCAATCTGGAAGGTTAATGTAGCGGCGTAAGCCGCCTAAGTATTACATGCTCGCTGTGTAGGATACGTTCAGGGTGTCGCCGTTCGCAACAGATTTTGCGCCACCTGTGAATGGTCCAGCTGACCACAACGAACCAGCGGTGTTTGCGACAGTTGCAGCTGGAGCCACAAGCGCGACGGAAGTGATAAGCACGAAGCACCCGTTGATCGTGTCTGTCGCTAGCATACTGAATGTTCGCGCTGCGGACAGAGACACTGCACCTGCTGACGGTGCCGCGAACGACGGGGCAGCACGCGCTGCGGAAGTTGCTGCTGCTGCTTCGTTCCAGCCATTGGCCGACGCAGAAGTCGCAATGGCCGACGCAGTGTTACCAGCAACAGGAGCGGTGTACGTTACGTTGCCGATCAACCCCATGTAAACGGTAGATGTAAACGCGCTTGCCTTAAATATCGCCTGGAGTGCTGCGTTCTTGCCTTCGGTGCAGACTACGTTGTGGATTTCATCAATCCACTTTGGCTCAACCATGCTCGCCATCATCCGTTGCATGATGTCAATTTCACGACTCACGGTGGAAGCTTTGAACAACATTTTAAATCGCGCCCATGCGCTGATTTTACGTGTTTGCAGATCAATCACTTTGTCACGTAAGCTGCAGTACTCATCACGAAATTCCTCTCGTGGTCCAGTGCACGCCACAGTATAAAATCCTTCTGCGTCGACCATTTCCGCCGCTCTGACACCCATACCTACTGCGGAGCTTTCATCCGCGATGCATGTTGTTTTTTCTGCGTGGTTCATGTTATTCAGCCTCCAGTTCTTCTTCAATAAATGGCTGGACGTGATCTTCACCGTCGACCCCTTTGTAGTTAACGACATATTGGACGTCGTCGCCGTTAAACTCCAACGATGAAACCACGCCCGCAATAGGGGCTGGCATCACTTGTTTTACTGCCTGTCCGATCTTAAACTTTGCTCCCATGTTGCTCTCCTTCCGGTTGAATTATTGATGGTTGTTTTGTTGCGGTTAATTCTAATGTATTCGCATGAGTCTGCGCTGCTTTTGTTTGGTCCTGCGCTGCTTTTTCTTCAGCCGTTGGTGGTTTGTCCGCATCAACCCATCCTCTCTCTATATGCACAGCGATAGCTGTTCTGATTCCTGAATTAACATAGATTTGATCGATCTGCGCCTGCACAAAAGGATCGATATCTTCATTTTTATTCCAATTGAATTCGATGTCGTCGTTGCCAATGTGCGAACGAATGATAAAATCTATGGTATTCTTCACCCAACGCATCAGTGGCACAAGCCCTTCTGCTATAGCGGCTTCTTGCACGGTTCCTGCTGTTGCACGGTTAGTCTCTTTTACAAACGCTGTAACAGGTACGCTGAAGCAGTAACACACGATACGCGCCAGCCATTCATCGAATTGATCCTTCAGCTGTGCATCTTTTGTCTCTTTTATTTTGCTAGTGTCGAGAGGAAGGAATTTCAACCTGCTGCGAGCAGCGGTATTGCCAGTAAACAACGAATCAAAGTAAAGTTGGAACTGCGCAACTTGATCAGGGTTCCACGTATCAGGCACGCTTGCAAATGCTTCAGGAATATTTCCTTCCGTGAAGTATTGAAGTTGGGTGAGCTGACGACGCAGAGCAATATTCACTGTCATAATGATCTGCTCAACCGGGCTGAATCCGTACAACCTGCTCGTGCGTGGATTGCGCATGCGGAAGATCAGATCATCTGTCGTGTAATCAACCGCCGGGACGCCTTTCAATATTTGCTGGTATGCTGGGTCAGGTGGAAGTGGCGTTCTGCCGCCATCGTCAATCACGCGCTTTATGGTGGCACTGTCGATCAAATCCAGACTGTACAAATCGCCTCCGCGCGTCATGCGCGGGTAAATCGCAACTGCATCAAGCACAAATTGGTCTTCAAGTAACATGCGCAGCCACATGTCCCAGTCGTGCTCGGTCGTTGGCTGACGGAAGTAATTTTCTATTTTCTTAAGCGTGTCTTCAGAAACCGTCTTACCTTCTTTAGCAACGATTGACCAATCCTGCGCAGCCATCTGGTCTTTGCGCGTTTCAATCACGAGACGAAGAATATCGAGAGAGTCTGCAAGCTGGCGCAACTGAGGATAACTGACGCCGCTGCCCTCCTGCACCTTTGGCTGAATATTGATATTGGCGCCAGCAAGGTAGTCAAACTGACGACCGGCGACACCAGGAATGTCCTGCGCGAGAGGCTGCATTGGCTGCTGTGGACCAAACCAACCAAGAGGAGCAACACCAGTGACGACGAACTTCGTCCCTTCGATGACGCGCTGTATTACACTTTGATCAATTGGTTTGCGTTCCATTTATTTCTCCAGCGCCTCGCGGCGTTTAGGTTTGGTGTTATTTACTGCAACGCATTCGCGTAGTGAAAATTTGCTTGCCTTGAGTGCTTATCTGCTTGATCTTTGTTTCCTGCTGCCCTGTTAGCGTGTTCAGCAACAATGTTGGCATCTGCTGCTTTTCTGTGGTTATTAGCTCCCCCACTTCGTGCAACTTTGTCAGTTGCCGTATTCGCTTCTTTTGTTGCTTGTGCAGCGCGTTCGCCTTGTCCACCCTGCGGTCCACTTCCTGGATCACCTTTGTGCATGATGGAATGCAGACCTTTGATTAGGTCTTCTGACTGGAGAGATTTTTTGGTCGCTGCTTCTGCGTCTAAATGTTTACTGTGGTGTTCCATCTGACTGCGTTGATGCGTGTCCCCTGCTTTGGTGTGGAATGTTCTGTCGGATTCTGTTTTTGAATAACCTGCCGCAGTGTAATGAGCACCGGCAGCTTGTTGGTTTGCAATCGCTGCATCAAGATGGTCTTTAGAAGTTCCGCTCTTGTCTGCTTTGCGAGAAGCTTCACTTGCCGTTTTGCCTGCTGCAATTGCGTCGTGGTATTGCGGACTTCCTCCGTGTGAGGCTTGCCCACCTTGTGGACCACTTCCTGGACCACCCTTCAACAATTCATCTTGCATGTTCTGTCTCCCTGGCTTCGTGTTGTTGTTTCATCCATGCAAACAAGCTGTCTGCTCCGCTCGATGGGCGGTTGCGGAACCAGTTTATCACTTGTGTCATCGCATCAACTTCATCATCATTCACTGTTGGGGTCGGGAAGCTTGACACCTCAGATAAAAATGTTTCGATTCCAGGATCCAGACTTGGGTCAGGCAAATAAAGATTGCCAGACTCTTGTTCTGGTTGAACGGCATAAGCCCTTGCGACCTTGCCTCCTTCCGGATTTATTGCAATTATGCCTGATATTTCCTTTTTGAGGGTTTCTATTACTGCGCTTCCGTTTGCCTTGTCCTCTATCAGCACGGCCAGCGCCTTCGGAAACTTTGCCTTTACCGTTCTTACGGCCTGCACGGTGGCCGCGAATCCCATCCGTTCACGAAGCCGATACAACAGAAACTTGTCCGCGCCTTTGCGACCCCAAACTTGAATAGCAACATAATCACTCGTTTGCAAATCTTTGAACGTACAGTCTGCTGAGATTGCAACTTCTTCCAATTCAGGAAGAACTTTATAAAACTTCCAGTGATTACGATTGAAGATGTTGCCGCCACGTGAATCTGGCCGTTGTTGCAGCTGAGCGTTGGTGTGGTAAGCACCGAGCGACTTTTCGAGACCCTTTACAATCTCTTCAGGGAGTCGCTTCGGGTGCAGTAATTCGCCATCCGTTGTTCGCGGGTCTTTGAATCCTATGCTTGTGGTCTTTGTGAATTCACGTTCATACCGCATCGGAAGAATCAGATGGTCCCATCCACTTTCTTCTGCCAACAAATATCCGGTCAGATCTTTTTCGTTCATTCGCTGATGAACAACAATCGTCGCGTCATTCACAGGGTCATTTGCGCGTGTGGACATAGTTCCTTTCCACCACTCGATTGAAGCCAGCACCGCAGGAAGGCTATCAGATTCCTTCGCGCTTATCGGGTCGTCCACAATTCTCCGGTTGCCGCCGAAGCCAGTTCCTGCTCCGTCGGTCGACGTAACCGTGCGCATGCCTGCCTTGTTGTTCTGGTAGCGTGTCTTTACGTTCTGATCGCTCGTCATATGGAAACAATCTCCAAAGCACGATTGATATTTGTCGCTTTCAATTATATGACGTGAGTTTACCGCGTCACGTGTTGCGACATCCTTTGCGTATGAAGCAGTTAGATATTCAAGCGAAGGATTGTGAATCCACTCCCATGCAGGGAATGCTTGCGAAACGATGGTTGATTTCAGCGCGCGAAATGGCATGTTGATTATCAACTTTTTTATCTGCCCATTTTTAATCGCTTCGAGATGTTCGCAGATCGCATGTATGTGCCAATTGTCGACGAACTTTGTTGCAGGCATAAGCACAGGCCAAGCGAAGTATTGCAAGAAGCTATGCAGACTGCGCCTCGCAAGTTCTGCCTCAATGCTTCGGAGTTCTGGGACGTCAATCTGTTTCATCGTTGTCGATTTTCTTGCGAATTGCCATCAATGATTTCAGTTCTGCTTCCGACAATTTCGAAAGGTCTTGCGTTGTCTTAAACGGCTTTCCGTCCTTGTTGCCAATTTCCAGAGTCGAACTGTCTCCATACTTCTTTGGTAGCATCTTGCTGACCAGCCACTTGCGAGAGTCTACCCGCAAGCGTTGATGCGCGACCGCGCCGCTGTCTGTGCCTCCTTGTGGGGTCGTTCCTGGATCCATGTCGGAGATCTCTATAGTCTCTTCAACAAGGCGCTCTGCCCTTGCCACGACGGCTCGCGCGTATGCCGCCTCATGGTCTTCGAGGCTGAGCCAACGCATCAAAGTTGACGTGCCGACTCCACAATCTGCTGCAATGTCTTTGTAAAGTTCTGCCCCAGCAACCTTGTCACAAATAGATTCGATACCAATAGCAAATAGCTTATCAGCAGACGGAGACTCAATATTATTTTTTCTTGACAAGATGCACCTCAACGCTTTCATATGCGCGCAATTATGCTCTTTCGTAAAAATAAGAGAAACACTTTTCTTCGTTCAGAAAGACACACGCTGAATTTCGTTCAATAAGCACCAACACCTCGTTCAAAATCTGTTTTTACTGGTAAAACAAGAATTCCGAACGCCCTCCGCATACCTTGGCACTCAAGTCTATGATGTTGTTTTTTATCTAAGAATATAGAGAGAAATAGACATAAAGAAGCTACAAGAGGGTAAGGTATGCGGAGGGCGTTCGTTGAGAGAACCAATTGAGTGCAAAGGGAAGTTCAAAAAGCCATTTTCTCAAAAAAAAAATAGCGCCCTTAACTAACCAATTTGAACAAAAAGACGAGCGCCCCCCGTTCAATTGAGACCTGAAATATTAGAACCCCCTTGTAACTGTATTTCAAAAGATAAATTTGCCTTTTCAAAAAGGAAGGAGGACAATTGATTTCGTTATCAATTAGAGGTGCAATTATGTTTCTTGCTGCAAAAAAGTTGATCGAATCCCGTGGATTCCAGCCCGTCGAGTTTTCTAAGCTTTTTTCC